CCACCTGCCAGCCGCCATTTAGGAAACTCCGCACTCGCGCCTTCGATATCTCCACGATTTAACCTTTGCCTAAGAGTAGAAGCCTGGGCATTCCCACTGCCAACATTATAAGCCCAAGACACAAGAGCACTAAACTGGTTCTCTCCAAGAGGATGGTAAAAAAGTACCGCGACCACCTGCTCAAACTTGGCTACCTCCATACTGAGGAGTGTCTCGGCCTCTTCTTCTGTAATGTCTCGATGATCCATAGAAATCCGGCAGCGATCAAAGCCCCGAGTGCTACCGTAGCCCACAGTAGGCACACCAACGGGGTCACGATAAACCGATAGCCGAAGTCCTTCAAAGTGGCGAATAATTTCAAAACCGTCATTGTTACACCTCATCTCAGCCGCCATTTAAACCTTGGACACCAGTTGATCAAGACACACATCGAGCAGCTATCTTGATCGCATACGTCTAAACTCTCGCCCGCCGAACCAGAACGATAGGATGGCGGCCCACATCGCCATGACCTCGTCTGACCAGATGGCCGGCAGGGCCTCGACCATTGTTCTTCCTTCTTGCAACAAGGCAACCAGCGCCGCAACCTCGACGGCAATAAAGAGCAACATAAAAAGATACGTAACCACCGGACGCACTGAGCCACGAAGCCCATCAATGAACGGAATTTTGACCGGACGATCGTGCTTGCGAACCGACTCCATGTCACGAACCTGTGCATCTACGGTCACCATCTCAAGCTTCTGTTCATGCAGTTTCTCCTGCATGGCAATCTGCTTGTCCATCAAGGCTAGCTCGTGCTTCTTATCCTGCTTATCCTGGAAATATTCCATGATCTTCGGTAAGAAGCTGGTGCCAAAGCCAAGCAACGAGCCGAGTAGGGTCAGCATCCTATACCGCCCAGGTGACGACAAGAATGCCGATGATCACAAATGGTAACATCTTACTTGCTCCTTAACTCATCCAGATCGCGCCTCAGGTACTTATTTTCAACGACCAGCTCACGGACATCAGCGTTCAGGCCGTCGAACTTCTTCCACTGCTGTTCGTTCTCTGTCTTGATCTTGTCAACCCGATCAGCCAGTGCCTTAACCGCCTTCTGCACCTCTCCAAGACCGTACTTGACGGCAAACCACGCTGACAGCCCGGCGAAGAGGACCGTGCCGACTGTAATAAGAATACGTATATCATCCATTGTCAATCCGTAGGCCGTGTCGAGGCGGTGGTCAGGGCACCTGTAACCGTGAAGGCACCGCCAGAGCCATCGGCATTGTCAGCGAAGTTGTCAGCGGCCTCGCCGCGGTCCAGGTGAAAGCCGACCAAAGGTGTCCCGACATTTGTGAGTATGCTTGCCCACTCAACAGGCTTGCCGTTCGCGTCTATAAGCAGGCGGCGATTAGCTTCAACAGACAGGTCCAAATATGACTGATCATAGTAAAAATCAAAGGCATCACCATCCCATCTCTGGGTGGTCACATGGGAAATTCCAAAATACCAAGCGGTACCAGTACCAATCCCGACCACATCTCTTTCAACAGTGGCGTTTTTAACCTCTACATCGTCCTGATAAAAATGGAAGTTGGTGCCGTCCCACGAAGACATAATGTGGTGCCAACCAGTTGCAACAGCCGCCGTGGTAGTAGTGGTTGAAAAAAATTCAAAGTTGGTAACTGTTGTATCGTGGTTAATTATCCTATGTGTATCTGAAGTGTGGCGCTGAAGTATTAAGTCACCACCGGCTCCAGAAGAATTTTGAAACAAAGCCAACCCATCCCCGTCTCCCGCAGCGAAATTAAACCAGCCAGATATGAGATGAGTTTTTGTGTTTGCCGCCCCAGTTAAATCTGAGGATATTCTCATGCTGTCATTCGTGCCGTCGAAATGAGCAGCATCTGCTGAGTACCCAGATGACCCAGCCCCGAACCCTGTATATTGCCCATAGAACATCAGGCGTCGTTTCCTGCATCAGTGCTGAAGATGACACGGACACCAAGGAGCCTGGCATCCTCAGCAGCCGTGTCGTTGGCATCTGACACGTCTCTAAACACCCTGAAATAGCAGAGTTGGTCTACTGCTGGTGAGCCTGCAATCGTAATGGCTGAGCTCTCATCAGTCAGGTAAAGGTCCTCTGCTGTTGACTGGTTGGCGTCATCAACAGTGACCGCAGTGCCGAAGGCCACGTCGATTGTGTCACCGTCACCCACAGCTACGCCCTGCATCGCCCAGGTAACACCGTCGGTGTCTGTGGCAGTGCTCGTCCAAACTGCCCTAAAGGTAACTGTGCCCTCGTCCCAGCTTTTTGGGAAAAACACCTGGAACTGGGCGTGTTCATCAGAGCTGGCATCAAAGTCCAGCACCTGCATGTCAGGCCTGCCGGAGGTCGTCTCAACATCTACCAGCGTGGCGCAGCCATTGCTGACAGTCGGCCTCATCGCAGCAGAGGGCACCCAGATGGTCTGCTTACCTGTCAGGCCAACAGGGGTGGTGCTCTGACGAAGAACCCCGGAGCCCTTCGGGATCAGGTCGATGCCAATGTTGGTGTCACCACCACTTGCTGTAAAACCCGGGTTGGAGGCCGCAGCCTCATTCTTCAGGGTCAGCTCGTTCACCGCACTGCCAGTCGCCGTGAACTTCATCAGCTCATTGCCGTTGGTATCATCGAGCCCGAACGAGTTCATGTCGAGATCTGCCCCAAGCTGGGGAGAGGTATCATCGACAATGTTCAACGAGGCCAGTGCCCCGGCCGTCGTGAACAAGATGCTGGCGAACTCGACATTGGTGCCGTCGCAAAATACCCAGGCCAGGTGGCCGTTGGTGATGGTCACGGTGTCGCCTGTCGCGCCGCCAACCGTCATGCTGGACGAGTCAGTCGTCGCGTTCCAGACCAGGTAGGTCTTGGTCCGTAACGGCACGATGATCTGGCGGGTGGCGCCTGGGGTACCAGAGGCCTTAATAATGGCTAGATGTGACTCAGCCGTGGTTGTCGAATTTTCCTGGTACTGGGTATCATCCAAGGTGTAGTTGGCACCAGCCAGGGTGATCTCCGTCATCCCAGCGACCGCCTCCTCGAGGCGCCCGAACAGGGTATTTGCCTTGGTGCCCCAGGTCCCGGAATTCTCACCAGTGGCCTGAAGCTCAAGCTTAAGAAGATCTGATGCAGACGATGCCATGCCGCTGCTCCTATAAAAGCCTGATCAAGGCGTTGGAAAGGTCAGCCGTCGGAAACCCAATTGAAAAGGTCTCGCTCGAGGCCGTAAAATTATCGCTAAAGTCAAGCACACAGACTGCCTTGTTGCTGTTTGACGAGTTGTAGATCAACGCGCCGCGCGCCGTAAACGTGGCACCTGCCCAGCTAGGGTCAGCGAAATCAACAAAGGCAGTCGTGCCATCTGTCGCAATCACCCCGCCGGTAAGCGTGGCCCCACCAGCAGAGTAGCCAGTCCCAGAAATCTCCTCGGTGGTTGTATACGCCGTGGTGCCAGCGCCCAGGGTAGCGTCCTCGGTGTAGAGGGCAATCTTGAACGTGTCAGTGTCGAGGTCGTGCTCCTTGTTGAGAAGCTCCTCCTTGAAACTCGTGCACACTGCCTGCGTTATCGCCACGGATCATGCTCCAGCACTGTTCTCGTTCAAGATGGTCATGCCCATCTCAGCCTGCAATGACGCCAGGCCCTTTTGGTATTCGGCCTCCCAGACGGCCTGGGCCTCTGGGTTCTTGAGGTACTTTTCAGCCTCGACCATGCAGGCGTATAATAGCACGTCAGCTGCGTTATCGGAAATCCAGTTGGTGGTGTTACTGCCAGACAGCCTGGTCTGGAAGTTCCGGCCCTTGATTGTATAGGCATAGGCAGCATCTGGGGTCGGGGCCATCTTAAACGACGAGTCCGACTGCCTGGTGTAAAAGACCGGGATGTCCGTCATCGACGAGTTAGGCCAGTAGTCCTCAAGGTAGCTGTCAGTCCGGTGCTTCAGGTATTTTTCCTCACCTGACACCGTGATTGAAAAGGCCCGTGCCACCCGCATACCAGATGGCACTGACAGGGTCGCCGTGCCTGATACCAGGTTGCCAGTCGACTCAGCCTTGAAGAACGGCAGTAACGGGGCGTCCCTGAAGATCCGGTCCTCGGCACGGTCCAAAAAATCGTCGTTAGCCGTGACGAACTCAGAGTCATCATTCTCAGTCTCAGACTGGATTTGTAGCAGTAAATTTGCGTATGTGACCATGCTACTTCAACTTGTTAACAATTTTTTCAGCGCTGCGGCCGCCGACATAAATCCCGCCTAGCACGGTGATCAGGGTCAGCATCTTGCCTTGTACGCTCTCTGGGATATCATTTGCCGTCAGGCCAAACCAATGAGCGGTGATCAAGACCGTAAAGATGATCATCAGCATCGGCCGCCAGTGCTTTTGAAACCAAGACTCATTCATGAGACTGTCACCGTCACGTCACCAACAAATGCCTGGAATTGTACCCCGTTAAACCGCAGCCCGGACACCCGAACCGTGGCATCGTCGCTATCAGGCCGGGCATGGTGCAAGATCTGCGCGTCCACCGCTGAACGGGGCCGCAGCTGCGGGTGCTTGGCCTCCCACTCATCCTCATGGACCCAAAGCCCGTTCCACTCCTTTTTCAGGTCCCGGTAGTTGACCTTAAAGCCGGTGCGGTCATCAATGGCCTTGGCCTTGCGACCGGAGGCATATTTACGGCGGCGTCTTACCCTGGCCATCTAGATCACCGACGACGGCACGATCCGCAGGGTCGCCCGCTCACGTTCGTCACCCTTGGCCAAGGTAAACGCATTCTCGGCCTGGGTGGTCAGCATATCTACCCGGTCCACAGCCTTCTTGACCGACAGCTTGGCAGCCAGGCCGGCGCATGTAGCCTCGGTCCAGCGGTATGGAATGTCCACGTCAGCGCGGGCAGTATCTACGTCCTCCACCTGCGCCAGCCGCCAAAACCTGAACTGATCAGTACTATTTTCCGGCGTCTGCCACAAGAACACGTTTGGCACATACTGGCGGTCGAACCAAAACACCGTGGGGCGGCCTGTTGTCGTCTTGTCAGGCAGCTCGTGGTAGTCAGCCAGGCTGATCCGGTCCATGACGGTATCGACATTGGAACGCCGCAGCACCGCCGTAAGGACATCCACCGTGCCATCAGGCAGTGGGTACTTGGCCTGCGAGGTGGTGGTCGTGATAATCTGCTCGTCAACCGCCCAGTAGTTGACACCGCGCACTGACCACTCGGTGAACATCAGGTTGAGGCTGCGCCGGGCCGACTCAGCGTCATACTGGGTCAGCATCTGGGCATCAACGCCGCAGCGCTCATAGGCCTCGACCACCATCTCCTCGGCAGACAGGCGAAAGTTAAAGGTTCCTGAGGTAGGCATTAGTCAAATTCCACCCATGACATAGCTGCTGAAATATCAGAATTTCCAGAAAACGAGGTTGCTGAAAGCACAAACAACTCTGAGTTCGTGCTGTCGTGGTTTTGAGTAAGGAACCTGTGCTGATCAGCCTCTTCACCGATCTTCACACTTTCACCAAGGCCCTTTCCAGCCTGACCAGCAACGGCAAATCCCTGCTCAATCGTATGCTCTGGATTAGGTGTGTAGGCAGAAATATCTGTTGAATACTCAATGGCACTATCGTCACCAGCAGATGTCCAGGTTGCAGTTATACCGGTTGGGTCATGAACATGATTTAAATCATAATGGGCGTTGTTTGTAACGGCCATTACAGCCACAGAACCAATCCTTGCTGTTTTTCTATTGGGGCCACTGTCACTCCCGTAAGCGGCTTTCAGTCTTATCGCCAAAACAGGAACAGACCCAGAGGCCGCAGCAACAGTCTTTGGCGCAACCTCATTTGACACTGATGCGCCAAATCCAGCAAGCCGCTCACCACCCTCACTTACCACCGAAGAGCAGATTTCATCCATCGTGTTCGTACCGGATGTGGCGCCAGTATTCGTGATCTCATACCGAACAGGAAGTGACCCGGTGGACATAAATGCCGCTGTGGCCACGTTGCCAAAACCTTCCTCATGAACAAAAATTATGTCGCCGTCTATCTCAAAGCCCCACCGAACATTTCCGACACCCTGCCAAACAAATTCGATAACTAGATACTGCACCTTGGCCAAGTCCAAGGTAATGCCAGAAAGCCCTGACCCATCAATAAGAGTATCCAGATTCCAATCGGCTTGTGCCGTTGGGTCATCAACCACTGAGCCAGATGTGCTAGAACGCCGGACAAGGTTAACCCCGCCTAATGTCTGCTCAAGAAACAAACCGTTCAATAAGTCAAAATACCCCTTGCGGCGACGAACATTAGTTACCGCTGCACCAAAACAAGATGTCAGCGTAATCAGTTGCGCCTTTCCCGGGACATAGGGAATATAACGATGTGTCGTTCTGACTGCCTGATCACCGCTTGCTGAACCAACCTGTAAAACTATAGCGCCCTTATCACGACTGTGAGAAACATTCGACCCTGTGTTGCTGTTTGTGACTGTTGCTGTCGCGCCAGATGTCCCGCCAGTTATCGTCTCGGTGTCAGTGAAATCATTATGGTTGACGGTATAGGTGACCGACAGGTTGTCGCCAGCAACCGCCGTCACCGTGGCTGTCTGTCCAGATGTTCCACCTGTGATAGTCTCCGCAACCTGAAACGGGCCACCAGTGACCGTGCCATGAACAATAATTGCCCCGACAATAGGCTCTTCCCAAAGTATCTTGTTACGGTCATGAATATTTTTATTGAGAAACAAGTTTACAGGGTTACTGACCCGGGTCCTGTTAAACCCGTCAAGAGAGCGAGAGTCTAACGGCGAGTCAGTCCTGCTTATGCCTCCGTTAAGGCCCATCTAGGCCACAGCCTCCTGGATCCGGCGCATCTTGGCATTGGCCTCGTCCAGAGCCTTCTTGGCAACCTTCTTGTCCTTGGCAGCCGCTGCACGGTCCTTTTTGGCCTCGTCTAGGATCCGCTCGTTCTTGGTAGCCAGCTCTTGGCGCTCAATGTCAAGGCTCTCGACCTGTGACCTCAAGCGTCCCTCAGCTGTTTTCACCTGGGCCTCACGTGACGCCAGGGCCTCCTCAGCTGTTGCAAGCTCCGCCTCACGGGCAACCAGGGTCGAGGCATCAGCCCGCTTGGCCTCGGCAACAGCACCCTCCATGGCCTCGACCTGGCTGCGCCTGACCTCGAGCTGGTCCTCGTCACGCTTGCGGCCAGCCTCCTCGATGACAAGGGCGTCTGTCCGCTCCTTCTCCAGCTTGGCCAGCGCCCGCCGGGCCTTATCGGCCTTGGCTGCCGCCTTCTTCAACGACTCCATGGTCACCTGCACCTTTTCAGGCGACCCGAGCAGCCTCATCAGCTGTGTGACTGTAAAGCTCTCGATCTCGGAGTCAACAGCTATTTGGGTTACGGTCATTATCTGTCTCCAGCCGTGTGAAGGTCCTTATTGTGCATGTGATCACGAAGGCGATTTACCGCTCGTTCCAATCGATTATCCATACTTTCAAGCTTAATGGTAGCCGGAGTTCCAGCCTCAATCTTTCGAAACAGCCCACTGACTTGGTTTTCCATCGTGGTAAACCGCTGGGTGAATTTGTCATCCAATGCCTTGTACTGAATGCTGAGAACCGACAGCGCCTTTTCGTTCTCAAACGAGGTCGCGACCAACCAGGATATACCCAAAAGCATGATAGGCACAAGCGCAGCACCGATGGTCTGCACATGCCGCTCAAGCATTGGAGGCCGAATAGGCACACGCCGTTCTTCACCAGTATAGGGTTCATTAGCCATCACGCGGTGTCCTTTACCGCTTCGATCTTCTTGACCGTCTCGGCATCCTTGATGTGGACCCACATGTCCAGCATGTAATCATTTAGCCGAAGGATCCGTTTGCCGTAGTTTTGGAGATGATCGCGGATTTTGCGCCATTCCTCGTCTTCCAAGATAACTTCATCCTCGTCATCATAACCTTCGAGCTTGGAGATCAATTCGCGGGATTTTTCCTGCTCATTCCAATCGGAGAAGGTGTCTCCCTTGGGCGGCATCTTGAGGACATTGATGATCATCTCCTTGTACCGGAGACGCGGCTCCCAGTCATCGGGCATACCGGTCTTGTCCTCGGGAATATCCTTTTCCTCGAATTCGACTACCTTGAGTTCGATCTTTCTTGCCATCGTTAAATTTCCTTCCTGTGTTCGATTACGTTAATTCGTGACTGAAGAACCACATTCTCCTGGGTCAATCGTTCGATCTTTTCGTCCTGGGTTTCAAGGCGACTCTCGATCTGCACCTGTCCGCGGCCAAGTTGCCGGATGGCACCGATTTGTAGACGATTAAGCTGGCTAGTATTGGTCATGTTGTATCCCTTCTGTGCGAGTTGCGCGGTTAATACAACCGAACGTAAGAGAAGGCAGAATAGCCATTAGCATCTTGAAATGTGCCGACTGTATTAGCGACGCTGGCTTTACCTTGCAGTCTAACCTCATCTGCACTATCAAACGTCACGATCCAATGACAATGAATTGTTGCATTCACAAGCCCCTGTGTTGTCTCAGTAATCTCCAACGCCATCCTAATAGTATTGGAAATAGCCGCTGTATCCGACTGGTTGTACAGTTGGACTGCCGACCAAGCCGCCGCATCCCCATCATGGATCATTCTCATATCTGCTAAAATTAGATAGGTTCCGGCAGTTGGTAATGTAAAAGCCATATTCGTAGCATCGATGTCGGCAAAGGACGTACCAAAATGATCTGGTGCATCTGCCATATCAATCGAAAGAGCCGCCGCGTTATCGACACGCTTCGTGGTGTCGTATAAAATCTCACCAGCGAATGTGGCGTTCTGAGAACTGTCTAGGGTGAGGGCATCGGTCATCGTGCCGGATGCTGGACCCGCCGTGCTGAACACCAACCGCCCTTGCTCAGTGCCATCGGTCGGGCTTTCGATGAAAGCATCAATCTTGGCATAACCAATAACATTTCCGCCACTGTCTTTGCCGAGCCAAGACAACTGAAAGATACTGTCGTCAGCCGCCGGACTGGCGCTGTTGCGATACAGATTAAGTCGCACATCAGCATTAGCCGCATCAGAGGCTTCAAATGTTGCTTGGGTGCCACTGGTACCGGATGTATTGAGCAAGCCAGAAGTGCCACTGAATGTTGCTGCACCAGCCGTGACAGTCCCAGCGAATGTGGTGGGATCGGTATTATGCCCAATCGTAATTGTGCTTGCACTATCGTCGTATAGAAGAATGTTGTTAATGCCGCTTCTAATCTGAACATCGTTAGCTGCGGCATGACCGGCGCCATAAAGCCAAATATTTCCACCGTCGCTGTTTCCATTCCCGCCAGCGATAGTCACG